GAAATTCCACAGAGAGAATCTCTTTTTAAGTTGCTTAGACGAAATATAAATTCAAAATTAAAAAATGATGAGCTTATTAATACAATAGTTGATACTAATACTAATACTAATACTAATACTAATACTAATACTAATACTAATACAGATGGTATTAAATCAAATAAGTTAATAACCTATTATTCTGATAGTATCGTAAATTGTGAAGGATTATATTTTGATATTGAATTAGAGCGAATTTATTTGTCTAATTCAGATATTCTTAGAAACAAATATAATACTATTTCCAAAGAATCATTGTATTTTTATCAATCAAGAGATAAATTGGATAAGTTCTTTGAAAATAATAATAATTTCATTCTTTTAACAGAGAACCCTAATAAGTATAAATTTTTAGAAAAGAGTATCAATAACATTCATTTTCTAGACTCAAATAAAAATTATACATTTAACGAATTAAATAATCAAAATATAGTTATGGATTTCTCTAAATTATTAGAATCTGAGGAAAATACTGAGAATTTTGTTGAATGCAGAAAATATGAGTATTCATTTTTAAAAGAATCTGAAAAATCAAAAAAAATAGTTATACCACAGTTATTAAATTATTCAAATATAATACTTGATGATTCCATTTATTATTCTAATAAAATAGGTAAAACACAAATTATAAAAAGTTTTATTGGGAGTAGTAATATTGTAATACTAAGCAGATTTTTCTACAAGTATAGAATATCTGATATTAAAAAATGGTATAATAATATTTTAGATAAAGATATAGTTATTTCAAGAGATTTTGTTTCAAAAATTGTAGCATTGTCTAGTAGTGAAATTATAAAGTTAAATTCAAAAGAATCAAATATAAAAACCATTATATTAGAAAGTTTTGAATTAGAATATTTTAATAAAAATTTTAATAAATATTCATTCAATATAGAAGAATTTACTAGTCTTCCATATAATTTTATAAAAGATAAATACAGGCATATTACTTTCTTACCTGAGGAAACGTGTGGCATATGTTTTGATGAATTGACTAATAAAAATATAGCAGTAACTTCATCATGTAATCATTATTTTTGTATAAACTGTTTGGAAAAGGTTATTAAGATAAAATCCCAGTGTCCTTTATGTAGGACAACCACAGATGCATGTAAGGGAATTTTTGAAGATTTGAATAAGTATTATGGGAAAAAAATAAAGTTTATTAATCAGTATATTAATAAAAACAAAAATACTAATATAGTTCTAGTAAGTAAATTTAAGAGAACAAGAAATACATTGGAAAATATTTTTAGCAAAAAAAAAATAATAAGTGTAAAAGACTATAGTTATGTAGAAAATTGTATTGAATCTTGCACACTTTTTTTTATGGAGACTCTTACTGATGAATATAAATATATAAATTATTTGATAAGCAATAATAAATCATTCTTTTTTAACCTTAAATTAAAAGCATAATAGCGTGTCCTAAGTAGAATGATAATACTGCTAATAATATAATAGCTAAATAAATTGGAAGAATAGTTTTATCTTTACCAGTTCCAAAATGTTTTATATTTTTATCATTATCATAGAATAATGAAGGTTTTGTGTATAATACAACTGTTATTGAAACTAAATAAAAAAGCGCTGTAATCTGTAATCTTAAGTTCATTTCTACTTATTATTATAATTATAGAATAAAAAAAAAATAGTTAATTATTAAATGTTATTGTTTTTAGTTTTTATAATATGCATGAGTATATTAGTATTCAGTTATCGATATATTCTAACTGAAAATATTGAAATTAGTAAAATTAAATTTGCTAGTGGTATAGAAGGAGGAAATTACGATAATTTCATTAATACTATGATTCTTCAATTGAGTAATTCATCATTACAAAATAAAGAATATTCAAAAAAAAACACTAGTGGAAGTGTAGAAAATCTTAAACTAGTTAATAGTTATAGATATAATATAGGCACTGTTCAAGAAGATCTTTTTTATGATAGTATAAAGGGTGTAAATTCTTTTAAGGGGAAGAAAAAGTTGGAAAATATTAGATTTATAACAGCTGGATATTTTGAAAAGGTGCATTTTATTGTTAAGAAAAATAATGATAATATCAATTCTTTTAAAGACTTATTGGAGTCTTCTTACAAAAATACTGTAGGTGTAGGTGAGGTAGGAAGCGGAAGTGAATATAATTTCATAATTATGTCTCTATTAAATGGTATAAATCCCTCTAAATTTGGTCAAAAGGGTGGAGTAATGAGTAAAAAACCTACCAATGAAAATGTTGTCTATAAAAATGGGGATATTAATACACTTCTTAATGATTTTTTTAGGAACGAAATACAAGCAATTTATTTAGTAATGGGAAGTAATAACAACTATATTAATAATTTAGTAAAAAGATTAGCTGTAAAATTTATAGATATTAGTGATAATAGGGCATTATTTATTGATAATAGTTTTAATGAATATTATTACAAAAAAGATATAAACTTATCGGATTATTATAAAGATTCAGAAGAACAAGGAAAAATACCAACATTTGGAATAAGAATGATTCTCTTTACTAATGACAAAACAAGTGATGATGTAGTTTATGAAATTACTAAATTATTTTATCAGAAGAATTATGAATTTAGGAAAAATTTAAATAGTATTGATAATAAACTCTTTACAAATGATTATGAACCTATAGATTTAGCATATAGTAATGAATTATATAAAATGCATCCTGGTGCTAGAAAATTTTACCTTGAAAAAAATTTAATTTCATTAAACTCCAAATATAATTATGATCTAGAATATTATCATGATAATGTAGTCAAAAATTATTGGGAACATCCTAATATTGGCATAAAATCATTTAATTTAAAAAAATAAATCTATAATAGTTTCAAGTCAAATATTTCAAGTCCTTTTTCTTTTAGTATTTTTTGATTATCTCTCCTTTCAGATATATCACCTTTAAATGCATAATCCGGATTTTCCTGAGAATCGCAACATTTACTACATTCTCTTCCTATACAATTAGGTATTTCGGGACAATTATGACAAAGTGGTTTAAATTCATCTGATTTACTATATAATCTATAACTAATTTCTTTCATATTTATTGGTAATTCACAATAACCATTTGGATTACATCCACCTCTACTATTAGGATAATTTAGGTTTCCATTATTTCCAAAAAATGGACAATCAATATCATCCTTACATCGCGTATCCCAAATTCCCTTTTTACCATTAATATCTATGGATAAACACTCTATTTTATTATTTGCTTCTTTAAAAAAGCATTTTGAGTTGTTTAATTCCCAGTCAGTATTTTCAGTATTTGACATAAATTCTTTAAAATCTATATTGTCAGATTCGTCACAGTATGGTTCCCTTGAAAGACTCAAATGGACACCTTTATTATCACAGTTTAAAAATTTATTTCTATAAAATTTGTAAAACTTTTTTGTTGAATTTTCATAGGTAGTTATTCCAATTAGTTCTATGCTTTCAATATTAATCTTAAAATTATTATAGTTAAAATAAGCATTAACTCTAAGAGTATAAATCATATTTTTATCTTTTCTAGAAATAGTAATTATAAAATCAAGATAATCAATATATTCAAAAATCTTTCTATAATACCTATTTTTTAATATTTTACTATTATCTTCAGTGTATTCTCTAAATATAAAATCATATTGTTGGTCATAAATTTTTACCATTTCTGATAAGTCTTTTAAAATACTTTTTTTAATAACAGAAAATGAACGTGGGATTTTATCTGAATTATCTATTTTAAAACTATTACTTTCCTTTAATTTAACTAAATAATTTGACAGTTTAGTTTTATTTTTTAATTTATCGAGTAATTCTAAAAAATCCTCTAATTTTATTTCTTCTTTGTATGAGGAATATAATGGATTACTTTTAATTACTTCTATAACGGTGTTTTCATTATAAATATCATTACATAGGTTATCATCAATATTTATATCGGAATCTTTTGTATAATTAATGAATTTCAAATCTGTATAGTGTTCTTTTATATTTGTCGTACCTTTACTAAATCTATCAAGTGATACAAGTAGTAATACAGTAATTACTATTAAAAATATAAAAGTAAGCATTATAGTATCTAATATTATCCAATAAAAAAATAATTAATTTAAAAATTATCAGGGTCAAAGTCATCTTCTTCCGCCATATCATCTCCATCATCATCTTCCATAACATGTTCCGCTAAGGCATCTCTTTCAGTTTGCATTGCGTTCTGTCTTTCTCTACTCCAATTTTCAAAGTCCATTTCTGAAAAGTCTTCACCTAATTCTCTAGCTGCTATATTTCTTAAATCAGATTCTATATTTTCTGCTAATGGGTCATCTAATTCTCTTTCTGTTTCTTCAACTGCTGGTAAATATAATGATTTATCCTTACTTGCTAAATTCTTCCATGAATCTACACCTATTGTTAGCATTGCCATTAAACTTTGTCTAGATTCTCTTTCGAGATCTTCCATAAATTTTAAATTTTCTTCTTTCTGTTGGTCAGAAACCTTATTGATACTATTCTTTATGTATGTTGGTGTGTATTTATCCAATAAATCCTGTTCGCTTGTTATCATTTTTAAGAAATCTACTATAAAACTTGCGACATATCTTTTTCCTTCGTCAATAAGTTCGGTAATATCTGAACGTCCAACCGCAGTTTCTTCTGTAGTCTCTTCTCCTTCTGAGTCTCCTTCTGAGTCTCCTTCTGAGTCTCCGTTTCCTTCACCTGAGCTTTCTGAACCTAAATCTTCAAAAGTTGCCGATTTACTTGGAGTTACTGTTAGCATTTTTTCTAATTCAGTAGAAGTTTCTGCTAATGTAATCATTTTTTTTAAAGTTAAAATTAAGAGGAATTGAAGTAATTTACCTGAATTTTCACTTGAAAGTGTTGATGTGATTTTAACACTATTATCACAAGAAAGTATATTTGGTTTTCCTAAAATGCCCTTAGTCATTGCTGTATTATCATGAAGAAATTTAGATAGTGTTTTGGTAATGTTGAGTAAATGATGTTTGGATCTAGTTTTTTCAACATTTTGTTGAACTATTTTATTATTTTTTATATCATTTGAAACTACCTTATTTAATACAGATTCAGTAGCAGTTTTTTTCCAAGATTTTGGAATTTTTGCATTTACAATGTCTGAATCTAAAGTATTTTCATTCACTATACTATTTATAATAACTCTTAATCTATGAAAATAATTTTGAAGCATTTTCTCTCGTTTTTCATAGAAGATTTCTTCCGCTTCAGTCTCATCCATTAGCGTTTTATTATCTTCGAGTACATTTCGCAATTCTCCTATTTTTTCAAGCATAATTAAAACATTACTTACATTTTTCTTTTTAGTTGCTTTAGATATCATAGCTAGTAAATCATCCCTTTCACTTTCTATATTTTCAGTTAGTTCATTAAAGGTTTCTTCCAAGATTTCATCATTTTTGTCCGTATTATACTGCACTAAGTTAGTAATCATTTCACCAATAAATTTATTCTCCTTTAAAATTAAATTAGACTTTTTAAGATATTCTAGTAATTTAATTGCTGAATAAATTCTATCATTTATTACTTTTTTGTATAATTTTGATTTATTAAATCTTTCAATGAATTCTAAATACATTTCTGATGTTACTTCTAATTGAATTAAATCAGACTTTTTCTGTCCAGTAATAATACAAATTCCATCTTCATCAAATATTCGAGGATGTCCAATAAATGAGCCCTCAGTAATTTTTTCAATGAATACATTTTTTCTATCCGTTTCGTCTTCCTCTTCAGGAAATAATTGCTTATCGAACCTTTCAATCTTTTCTCTTGGTTTGTTTCTGTCTAAAATAATTCTACTAGTTATATCCTGTTCATCTCTTGTATCCATTGTATTTAGAATATTTATTAATGGTACTACATTGTCATCTGATTTGAAGAAATCGCTATACTTATAGTTATCATTTAATGTTTCACTACAGCATGTATTTCCTAATGGCACAGGGTCATACATTTTGTTTTCTACCGCTTGTTGGTCAATAACACCATTCATATTTTCAATAACTTTTAATGAGAGTAAATTAGTGTGTTCAGTAAATTTAGGGTCAGTGGATTCCATTACATCCATATTATCATAAGGAATATTGAAATCTCCAAGTGGAGGTTTAAATTCATTCCAGTTTCTTTTGACTTTATCTCCTGAAGCAGTTTCTAACATATCATTATCACGTTTTAATTGGATAAGATTTTTAATGTATTTATCTTTTAGACAATACTTTATCATTTTCACCAAAGTTTCTTGTATTTTTATTTTTTTTAGAGTGTCGTATAAACTACTACCACTATCTCTTAGAGTTTCAAGAATACATTTAATATAAATAATTCCTTCTGTTTTTAATTCATCGGTGTCTAACGGAAATCCTTTTAATGAAGCTTTACATCTTGAGTGTGGTTTTTTGATTATATAACCTAATAAATTTACCTGGAGGAATACAAAAAGTGCAGCTGATGCATTAATTATAGTACTTCTATATTTGTAATTAGAATATGCTTTATCTATAATTGCTTGATTTTTTGGTGCTTTCTTTTGTCCTGCTAACCAAGCATCTTTTTGTTTTATGACAATATTATTCAATTCTAATGTTTTTTTTATTGTTGAAATTGTATCATTGGACTTAAGTCTTATTCCCATAATTCCAGTAAGAGTTTTTATAATATCATTAACTAATTTACTAGCTTCTTTATCAGCATCTTCTTCATGTTCAAGTAATTTTTCAAGATATTCTACTTCTGCTACTGCTGCTTTATCATCATCATCGGGGTCCATAACTTCAGTAGTATTTAAATATGCGCCATTAGAGGCAAATCCTTCTACCTTTTCATATTCTCCATCAAAAACTTCATTTCCACAATTAGTGCAATAATATTTACCTTCATGCTCAGAACACCATCTCTGTTTTAAATACTCTAGTGTTGATTCTGCTTTTTCAGGATTAGTATAGAATGTAATTAAATGGGTATGATGCTTACACATTAATACTTTTGAACCTATTTTACAATAAATATTTTTAGGATTTTCATCATTACTAGAATCAAAATTTCTTCCATATTTCTTTAAAAAGGCATCGATTAATTTATACGCATCTTCCTTCGGTAATTTATTGATTGATGTTAAATATTTATCGATTTTATTATATAATTCTTTGTGTTCGCTTTCACCAACACCTTCTGCTACTTCGGCATATTTTTTAACTTCTAAATTATAGGTGTTTTCTTGGAGTTTTCTATATAATTTAAGTCTAGTCTGAAGAGTATCCTGTAGTTTTTTAAGGTGTTCTAAATAATTTTCAGAATCTCTTACAAATGAAAGCATTTCTCTTCTCTCACCTAATTTATTTTTTATGACATTCTCCCTTTCTAATAGTTCCTGAATTTTAGTTGTTAAACAGAGTCTCTGAGATTTATCATAGAAACATTTAACTGCATTTCCAACTGTTTTAATTAATTCGGATATATTCATATTGTATTGATTACAGAAATCCTCATTAGAAGATACTAAACTATCTACTTCAATAGAACTTTCTAGTGTCCAGATTTCTCCACCATCAACCGGAGATCTCTTAAAAACACGTTTATTAGTTAGACCTTCATCTAGAAGACAATAGTGTCCTAATTTAACAATAAATTCATCGTTTTCTCTCATTAAAACATCAGCAGCAGACATTTGGGCATAAGGAAGTGGTTCTCCAGGTAACATTTCTCTTTTTTCAATAACTGGACGTTTGTCTTCATCTACATAAATAGTTTTCATATTATCCGCTTCTAAATCTTTCATGGAAGTATAAATTTTTACTAATTTTTTATCTGGACATTTATTAGAACTTCTTACTTCCATATCCATTTCACGATTTAATTCTTGTCTATTATCCAATAGATTTTGTTCTAATTTATTTATTTCAGAAGTGGTTTTTTGACGACTCGTATTTATATTTTTATAGAAACCTCCAAACATTTTAAGTATTATACTCTTGAATAAGAGTGTTCCTTGGTCATATTGAGAATAGAGCCATTTTAATCTTTGAGCAACGGAATCAATATTAGTATTATAATGTGGATAATCGCCATAGTATTCGCGATATTCTTCAAGAAGTTTTTTATTAAGTAATTCGGCAAATTGCGTTTTAATTATTGGCTCCCTCTCTAAAAGTTCTTTAAACTTTACTGATTTTATTCTACTTTCATTTATAATTGTTTCGTTTTTAACCTCCATATGATCCAAAACTGGTTTTAAAGAATCAGCGGTTATTACATCAGTTTTTAGGTCGTATTTATGTAAAACATCATTAACCTCTGATAAATTAACACATAGTTTTAAATCTTGCATATGCTTCTGTATTACATCCGAAGAATTGGGAACTATTTCATGAAGGAGTTCCTCCATTTTTTTTTTATTTAATGGTTCCAGTGGAAATTTGAAAAGTTCAAATTCTGTTGTAAAACAATTTCTGTCATTTGATTCATTATTTTTAGATTCTGATTTAAGGACTTTAATAGTTTTATCACCCTTTTTTACCTTTACTACTTTTTCAACTTTTTTGAAATCAGTAGATTCATCTAATTGTACTATGTACTCCTTATCTAATATATCACTCACTTTTCCAGTAACATCTAAAAATTCTTCTGAATCATCTAATTTTAGGCACACTTTAACATTTGTTCCTTTAACTATTCCCAAATTTATATGTTGGACTTCACTTGAATCAAATGAATCACCTACTGAAAAATCTAAGTAGTTTCCATCAATACATGTTCTAAGTGGTTTTTTTAAGAAATTAGAAACTTTAACTAAATTGTTAGGTAATTTCATTAATCCAGTAACTGTGATATGATTATTACTAACAAATGGATTGTTGTCAAGATTTAAATTAATATCACCTGATTCTATATGTTTATCAAATGATTTTGTATTTGGAATTCCAGGTCTTGATATAACCGACATATCATTTTCTTGAAAACATGCATTAAATACTTCAGCAGAATTTTCTATCTTTACTTTGTATCCATTATCCGATAAATTTTTATAATCTTCAAATGTTTCATTTAATTCTCTCATTTCAGTATTATAGGAGTAATTTTGTCTAAGACGAGTATTTTTATATTTTCTTCTTAAGCCACTTTGAACACTAATTATATCAGTATTACTTTTCATTTCATTTTCAGTAGAATCAAGTGTATATTGCATTACACTATGTCCTTCTTTATCAACTATTTCATTTCTATATAAAATCTTTGATTGATGCACAATTGGTTTGTATAACTTACTTGAAAAGTCTCCATTTAATATATTGGAGACAATTGGTTTATAATCTCTAGTTAAAAATTTAGAACCATCAATTTCATTTCTGTCATTAAAACTTGAATGTTTTTCTTTTAGAATAGTGAATGATTCTACTTGTTTTCTTACACGTTTCAATACTTTTTTATCTTCTCTTTTATCTTCTGGAATATTTCTCATTATTTCATTCATAACATCTGCTATTTGTTCTTCTTCGGTTGTTATAACCTTGTACTCAGGTAATTCTATTTCTTCTCTAATGAATAATGGTTTCTCTGAATCTAATAATTCAAAGTCATCATCATTTATAATAAATTCGGATTCTTCTCTATCTCCTTCTGGAACTTCCCCAACACTAGTACTACTACTAGTATTACTAGTATCATTATCATTATCACCCTCAAGACTTTCATCTCCAATACTTTCAACACTTCCTAAATCTACATTTGATTCTTCATCTTCATCTTCATTATCTTCATTATCTTCATCTTCAGGAGGAGCAGCTTCTTCATCTTCTTCTTCTTCTTCATCTTCAGGAGCAACTGGATCAGGTGCAACTACTACTTCTTCTTCTTCTTCTTCCGGTCCTGATTCTAATGGGGGCATTGAATTAGAATTTGAGTCTTCAGGTTCAGATTCATCTACATTTCCCTCTTCAGGTTCGAATTGGTCTCTAAACATTTCTGCTAAGCCTTCTGGGACTCCTTTAGGAACATTTTCATTAGCACCACCTGTTTGTGTTTTTTTTGGATTGTCTTCTAAATCAAAGGGTTCTTCTATGAATTCACCTTCGAAATCTTCTAAAGTAAAAGTATCGTCTTGCATAGTTATATTAAACAAGGATATTTTTTTTAAATCCGTTAATTGAAAAAAAAATTGATTTTATTTACTTGAAAGTAATTCTAGATAAATACAAATACACAATGCTTTCATCATCATCATCATCATCATCATCCCAGTCATTAATTAAATTTACACAATCTAGACGACTTTCTTTTGTTAAACCTGAATCATCATTCGAGGAATTGATTCCAATTTTCTGTGAAAAGAATATTATCTATAAAGATTTTCCTAATCTAAATTTGTATCTTCTTAAATATAACAAGAAAAAGGCAGATATTGAAGACCTAGATGTTCGAAGATGCAGAGGTCTAGTTTTTGATAGAATAACTAATCAGATAGTTGGTGCTTGTCCTGAAAAGTCAGACCTAATTGGAGATACTGACACACGTCTATTGAGTTATGAAGAGTTCTACGATGGCACAAATATTAATGTATTCTTTCATAATGACATCTGGCAGATTAGCACACGAAGTAGTGTAGGAGCAGGAACAAGTTTTATTAGTGATAAAACATTTAGGGAGATGTTTTTTGAAACTCTAGATTTTGATTTGAATCTACTTGAAAAATCATTCTGTTATAGTTTTGTTATCCTACATCCTGATAATCGTATTGTATGTCCAGTAGAAAAAGCTAAAATCATCTTAGTAGAAGCTCGTAAAATTGTAGATGATAAAATTCATCTTCTTGATTTAGAACTAGTACAGAAATATCTCCTACAAGAAAGAAATGTTAATGTTATTATTCCTACAAGATTCTCATTTGATTCTTTCCAAGATGCACGAAAATACACAGAAACACTTGGTATTGAGAGTCAGGGACTTGTATTAAAAAATACAGAAAACAATGTTCGTGCTAAAATTAGAGGACAGCAGTATTGTCATGCTCGACTTATTAAAGGAAATACAAATAATATGCTAGAAAGGTATTTGAATCTTAGAAAAGAGAAACAGTTGAAGTTGTACCTTAAATACTTTCCTGAATATAGCGACCTATTTAAAAACCATAATAAAAGTATTAATGATACTGTAAATAAACTTCATTTTGCCTATATTCAGTGTTTTATAAAAAAAGAAGTCGCACACCGAGATACAAGATTTGTATTTAAACCACTTATTTATGCTCTTCATAAAATCCATATGGAAGAAAAAACAATTGTTACACGAGAAATTACTTATGATTTCTTCCTTAATCAAACTGCTGAGAAGCAGTTATTTGTCCTTCAAAATTTGGACCGATAATTAATAATTAATAATTAATTCATATCACCAAACTGAGAATTTAGTGAAGTTCTAATTTTATTATATTCTCCAATCAAATAATCAATTACTGCAAATAATTTTGTTTTTACATTTTCATTGTCATTATTAGTCAAAGCAACTCTAATAATAATTTTTTTCTGAAGTGGATGTGGATTACAATAGCCTGAAAAGATAAGGTCATCTTTACTAATAAGACGAAGCATGTAATCTTGAAGTAAATATCCAAGTGTATGTGTTTCATCTTTAATTGTAATATCCTTAGCCGCCATAACTGTTAAGGAATCAGTAATTTCAATACTAGATTCTTCTCCTTCTAATGATTTAGTGATTTCTTCTTTAGTAAATTGCAACTTTTCTATCATTTTTTCACATGCTAGATATAAGATATTAGCACTAGAAAGAACCTCAATACTTTCAATTGTGAAATCAAATACATTAGGATCACCATTTTCATCAGTCATAAAGTGTCTTTCTGATTCACTAATCATAAATCGACGTTTAAGTAGTTCAATATCGGTTTCAGGATGTTCTTCTGCTGCTTTTTCCTCTAGATATTTCTGCATAGCAGCCTCTACTTTAGTTTCATCTATTTTATTGACAAACATTGCTGCTGATACAGGTGAAAATCCTGCATTATAACTACCATTATTAATAACACATGTTCCTTCTAAATGGATTTTCTCCCCATTTCCATCAGGATTTGGTTTTAGGCGAGTAATAAGAATATTTTCTCCAGTAATACGATTTGGTGGGAAAAAATCTAGTGTTTCTTCGTTTTTACCAGTTTCAGTATTAATTACTTCAAAATCTGCAGTGGTGACATCCATAATAACATTTCCAGTATTTTGAACATTCAATACAAATTTGAATTTAGAAGTATCAAATTTTTTAGTATTAATTACCTTAATTGGAATCATTCCAATACGGTGTAGGATAAATTCATTATGGAGAGAACAAGTATTTTCAATAATGCGAATACTGGAAGTTTCATAATCTTCAGTATCAAAACCAGCAGTATCTACACCACTGATTATTGTTCGTCTTAGACTATTAGCAAAACTAGCGCATGAATTCTCTAGAGTAAAGTTGAGTAGAAATTGGTCGTCGTTTCCAGTAACTATAAAAGTCTGTGTCATATTATTATTATATTATAGATTATTTTATTATTATCAATTTTAAGTGTGTTAAAATAAAATAAAAATAATATTCTAGAAAATAAAATAAAATGTCAGAACAAAAACAAAAAGATATAGTTTTTTACAGTAATAGGGATGATTATTCTAAAAGAGTTTTAAAAATGATTTCAGATCAGAATAGAGACAATAACTTCATATTTATTTGTGTTGATGATAGAAATATTCAACTTCCTAGTTTTTTAAAAGCTGTTCCTACAATATTTTTAGTAAAGGAAAAGAGAGTATTGGTGGATGAAACTATTGAAGAATATTTAACTCCTAAAAAAGAAGTTCAGGAGGATTGTGGTGAATTAGGTGCATATTATGATTCTAGTAGCGGATTCTCATCAAGTTTCTCAAATTTAGACGATTCTAATTTAACTGCAAAAAATAGCATGTTCTCTTATTTAGATGATGATTTAACTGGTGGAGGAAATTCTGATATTCAAACACCAGAAGAATCTAAAAATAATACAAATAATAGTTTTGAGCAATTAACAGCTCAACGAGAGCAGGAATTAAATGGGATACAGAGAAATTAAATAAGAAAAATACTTAAAAAAATTTTGTTTTAATTTAATAATATAATGAATAACGTTTTATATACAGCATATAATACTTTAGCAATCAAATTTAATGAAGAATTGATAGAGGTTTTTCCCCAAGATATTGATTTTAAAGTAAGTCTTAATACCATAAAACTTATAGAAAAAACTACAAAACGTAAATTATTTGATTTAGTCTCACCACAATTATTGATGTATAGAGATTATATAAAAAATAGAGATGAGCGATTTTTTATGAATAAAAAAGAATCCGAATTCACCAATGATACAGAAAGTGTCCCTATTATTAGTAAATTAAAGGATTATTGGGAGACATTATCAGATAATAACAAAGACCAAATTTGGGAATATGTAAATAGTCTTCTAGCATTAACAGAACAGATTGTTGTAATGGCAAATAAATCTAATTAATTATTTTTTATTTTAATAATTCTATCCATTTAAAGAATTACTATAATTTTAAATTATCATTATGACTGATAAAACTAATATTGAATATTTTAATGAATATATGAAAATCTTTGTAGTTGAAATACGAACCATTTTTCCCGAATTTAATGAAATAATTGATGATTACTATAAAGGTTTATTAGAGAATGAAACTTGCAACGATGACAAATATGTTAAGCGTTTTATGAGAAAACTTAAGGATTTTAAAAGTCAGATTTCTAATAAAGATGCATCTATGTTTGCTGGAGAAATGTGTGTATTAAAGAATGTCGATTTTGAGAAAATATTTGCTAGTGATATTCTTACTGATAATAATAAGGAAAAAATATGGGAATATCTTCAAACTCTCTATGTATTAGGAGAATCTATTATAAGTGATAGTGAAAGAGTTAAAAATTTAGTAAAAAATTTTCAAAGATTACAGAATGATGATTTAGAAAATGTTCCAGAATCGGAATTAGAAACAGATGAAGATAGGGAATTACTCGATATGTTAAAGAATATATCAGAACAAAATAAAAACACCAACTCTGAACCACTCTCACCTGAAATGTTTGAAAATGGCGTTATCGGTAAATTAGCTCAGGAATTATCAGAAGAGATAAATGTAGAAAGTTTAGGATTAAATATTGATGAAAACACTTCAGCAGACCAGATGTTTAGTAATCTTATTTCAGGAGATAATCCTATGAAATTCATGAATTTACTTCAAACAGTAGGTAAAAAGATTCAAGATAAAGTTTCGGCTGAAGGAATAGACCAGTCTCAATTAATAAATGAAGCTACTCAAATGATGTCTAGTCTTCAAGGAGGTGGAGGAAATAGTATGTTTGATTCTCTATTACAGAGAGCGGGACAGGCAACAAATACTCAAACTCAATCTCAAAATAATGACCCAAGTAATAATCCAGTAAGAGATAGATTGAGAAAGAAATTAGAAAAACGAAAAAACGCCAATAAATAATCTCTAATTATACTATAGTAAATGAACGGAAATAGTGAAACTGAAATATTCATAAATAAACCGGAAATATTAATAGATAGCAGATATCTTAAAAACTTTATTCCTAATAAAGGAACTACAACAGAGAGATTAAATGCTACAGTAAGATTTGCTGCTTATTTAAGTATTGCACTTACACTTATTAAAGGTGATTATAGATATTTATATTTAGTAGTGTCAGTAGCTGGAATTATATACTTTTTCTATCAAAACAATGTAGAAAAATTTACAGGTAGATGTGAAATAAAAAAGGAACAAGACCATTCAAATAGAAATGTAATAGATGAAAATCAAATACAAAATGATTCGCCTTGTCAAGAACCTACACCTGATAATCCTTTTATGAATACTCTTCTTACAGATGATTTTTCAAAAAAAAAAGAAGCGTGTAAATATACACCTGAAATAAATGAAAAAATAAATGATATCTATCATGATAAACTCTATATGGACCAGGATTTAGTGTATAATTCAGATTTTAGTAGTAGGCAATTTTATAGTATGCCTAGTAGTAAAGTTCCTAATGACCAAGGATTATTTGCTTCATGGTTATATTCTACTCCTACTGCTTGTAGTGCAGGTAATGAAGTTTTATTCCGTCAAGCTAAAACTTGCAACTTAGAAAATGAGAATTTAGATCAAATTAATACCCAATATAGTGATTTAAATGTTTAATTTTTTTTTAATTCAAAAAATTATATTTATAGTATTATATATGAACGTTAAAGAAAATAACAAAGTTTTAAATAAAGAATACAATACTTCTGTAAATGCTTCAAATAATTGTGGAAACTTTCAAGGAGATTTAAGACTCCACAATCAAACTAGTTTAATAGATGACCAATGTCTTCAGTCCGAAAGACACCATCAAAGTATTGAAGCTAGTGATTATATGGTAAGCAACTTTTATAGTTGTGACAAAAAACTAGTAGATGTTTTTAATCGTGCTAGCAATAACAAAGGGGTTCTATTAAAAGATGGTTATGGTCCATCAGGAAACGTTATTAATGACCACACAAAAATACGTATAGGTGATGTTAAAAGTCGTCCAAAATGTTCCCTTTTACTCCAAAAAAGACCATATGCCACTGTTCCATTTATGGGAAGAGGTTCAGCCGACCCTGAATTAGAGGGAGAAGTAAAAACTGGCGCAGAATTAAGTCAAAGAAACCATTGGGTCTCTATGGAAGAACAACAGGATAGAACTTACAATAATCATGTAACTCCATTGGTTAAAAATTTAGCCGATAATATTCAAAATCCAATGAATTTAGTCGAAGAGGTAAATGATGATACTTGGGTAAGAGGCGGCACTCCCACTAGACAAATTGTTAAAGATTTAGACTACCTTCAGCGTAGTAAAGATTCTGAAGAAAATAAAGAATACATTAAATCAAAAAAAGCATATGTTCATAAATGTCTCTAATTATACTTAGAACAGTATTCTTCTTCATTTTTGCAGTTAGTAATAGAAATATAGCCTCCTTTATTAAATGAGAAACTTACAAAATCTTCTAATATTGGAACGGAATTTAATATAGTATTATAACCAAAATATTTTTTATTTTTTTCATAAAAATTAAATGTGAATAATACATCTTTAAATTCATTATTAATTTTTTTTAGTATTTTATCTTTTGCCGATTTATTTTTAGTGTCAAAAAAAATATTATTATCTTCTTTTCTGAAATTAACAAAATCAATATCTTTTAGCGTAAAAGTTATATTCTTTAATATATCACTAATATCTTCACCCATAAAACAAAGATGATTTTTTATTATAGGAACTTCTTTTTCTATATTTCTAATTAAATATTCTTCTACTTCAGCAATACTAATATATTCTTCGTTGTATATTTCACCACCCTTTAAAAGTAAAATTCCATAGCTTAATTCAAAAGTTTCATCAAAATATGCAATATCTATAATCAGATTTTTATAGTAATGTGAAATAATTTTTAGCATATCTTCACAGTATCCATATTTACTAGTTAAAGTTATTGTATTTTTATCTTTATTAATTTTTACTCTTCCTCCAGTAGAATTTAATGATTTATTAAATTTTTCCATTACATTAGGAAACTTTTCTACTAAAAAGTCATTGCAATCCCAAATTAATATTTCTTCATCAGAAAGATACAAATAATCATTAACAAAGCTCTTTATTTCATTTTCATCACCTGTTAGTTTAATATTAGTAATTATGTCAATTCCCATTTAAACTAAAATGTTTATTTTTTATTTAAGTAGATTAATAGTTAATAGTTAATAGTAATGATTCCAACTAGTCAGCAAGAATATTTTGGTTGGATAGGAAATGGTATTTTTTTTTCTGCACAATTATCACAAATAATATATACATATCGTATAAAAAGTGCTGAAGATTTATCGTATGTATTATTTTTCTTCTGGTTTATTGGAGAAATAATGTATACTACATTTGGATATATTGATAATAGTCCATCTATGTTTTATGGAAATGGAATGTCATTATTACTTTCTATTTTTCAAATAGGACAAAAAATTCATTATAAAAGAATTAAGAATGGAATTAATA